CGTTCAGATCCGTACTCGGGTTCGACCCTTGGGTAACGAAGGTGGAAGGAATAGCGGCGAAGGTACCGGCGGCGCCGTTGTTGTCCGGTGCTCCTTCCAACTGAATCGAGAGTGCCGAAAACCCGGTAGAGAAATACGTGAGTCGGAATTGGACACAGGCGGACGTGCGCGGCGGGAGTCGATTATCCAGTACGGTGCCGGTCGTTGCGGACGTTAGGGTACCCGGTTGAGCACAAGTTGTACCCTGTGCTCTGGCGGCGCCGCAACAGGCGATAAGCAGGATCAGAGCGGACGCGGTTTTGACTCGCGCGATTCGCAGGACTCGATTCAGGTTTTTCCAGAGCGCCGGATCTTTCGAGCGGTACTGGCGTCCGGTTTCGTCGCGAAGGTCTAAGGTTTGCTGTTTGGCGTTCGCCAGTTGCGGCGGCGCCGGGTGAATAGACGGTGTTCTCATACTGCGGTACTCCTTATGGTGCGTTTGACGAACTTGTGATTACCTGAGAATTTGAAGGCCGGACTCGGGTTAAAGGTCTTGACCTCGCCGCCCTTCGCAATGTGCCAGATTTGATCCGGCGTCAGGATCGCGCCTTTCGACGCTTGTTTGATGTGGCGGCGGCACTCTTTGGGGTCTTTGGCGCACGTACACGTTTCCGTTTCGGCGATGACACAGTAAAGTTTTTTACCAGCAATAGCGCAAACAGTACCTTCACCTTCCAGTTTCCATGAACCAAGTTGTTCACTATCCACTGCCAGATTTCGCACGGATCGGCAGATGATAGAATCAGTGTCGCAGTAGATAGGATCGGAAACGGCATGAAGACCTCGGAGCAAAATCGCGCGTGCGGCGCCGGTAATACTTGCGCCAGTCGTGATGTTATAGTAATGGCGCCTTTCGGTGTGGCGTTTCCATATACAGTACTTATCGGTGAGATATGCCTGATGCCATTTCGGACACGGCAACGGGTCCGGTCCGACCTCAGAGCATAAGTCTAGCGGCGGTAAGCAGGCGTTATCCACTATACTTTCGATAGCGGTTATCTGCCAGTCCTCATAATTTTCAGGGTTTTGAGCAAACTTCCCGTAAGCCGAGTTGAGAACATACTTATAGAAAAGAGCGTGGATTTTATCGCCGTCCAACTTGGCACGCTTGCGGTTAGTGTAAAAGTGAGTGACAAACTCATCGAAGGTACACCGATTGTCAAAACCATAAGTCTTGACCACTCGGCGCGGTTTGAAGGCGCCGGTTTCCTCGGCGGCGTGCCACTCGTGGATAGTTGTGTGGAACGTGCCATACTCTTTGGTAAAGTCAAGTGACCCGGACTCGGTACGAATTGGGAACCCGCCATAATTTCTCCCCTCGGCGACAACAAAACAGGTGTTCCGGTTGATGCGGTTATCGACCTGGATTCCCGTACCAATGGGATGTAGCGAAGTCGCCATTACGTAAGGATACATCGAATTTACGTCTACAATCTGGCACGGTTGCCGCACGATTCCAGACTTGAAAACCTGGACCCTTCCGCCGAAGTAAAATTGAGTGCGGAATTTTGCATCGAAATTGGCACCGCCAGATTGGAACTTGTGCCGTTTTTTAAGCTGTTTCAAGGCGGCGCCGCCGACCGTCAACGAATCCCCAAACTCGGCAACGAAGGCCGTTACTAGGGTGTACAGTGAAGTGCAATCTTTCCGAAGGTACCGGATGATTTCTTCGCGGTGCTGTTCGCGGACCCGGCGGCGCATTTTCTCATAGTCGATGTCATCTTTGTCGAACTCTTTGAGCGGGAAGGGAAGGATCGCATAGCTATCGCGGAGTTCGTGCGACCTCATATGCGCTTGAATGATACGACCGTTAACTATCCTCATTTCCCGCTCTAAATGTGGGAGGAAATAGAAGAAATCGAATTTCCCGCCGTTGTGAGCATAGATCGTATAGGGTCCGCCGGTCGTGTCAATCGCGTCAATGATTCGCGGTACGCAATCCTCGGACCAAATACTAATGAACTCGGCGCCGTTGAAAAACCCGGCGCAGAACGGCGCCGGGACTTGGTTGTACTCGAAAGGGTCCGTTTCGAGGTCGATTACTGCAATGTTATTTTTCACTAAGTTGACCTCGTAAATGTTTGATAGCGTGTCTCAGTTTTCTAACGGCATAGTTGCACTTGCAGTTTTCCGTATGGACCTGATGCCAAATGTCATAGCATAGAAAATCCAATATGCCTATAGCTTCGGTTAGATCCGTTTTGGGAAGGGTCATTTTTATTTCCTCTTTCGTCTCGATTTTGCCGCGCGTTTTTTCGCGGCCTCTTTGTACGCCGCCTTTTGAGCGGGTGTCATGTTGTCGCGGTACTCTTTAGCTTCTCTCGCACGGTCGCGCCGATATGCGTCTAACCGGGCCTTCGATCCTTTCTCAAGTTTGTCCAACTTCCGGCGCCGCCGATGCGGTTTCTCCTGTTTCGCCGCCCTCGCCTTCGCGCGTGCGGCCTCTTTGGATCTTTCCCAAGCGGCGGGAGTCACCTGAACTATTTCCAGGTTTTTGTACATCTCGTTTTGGGTGCGGGAATCCAAGCGGTTTGGATGCTGCAACAGAGCCAGTGACCCGGACCCGTCATGTTCCAGGTAATCGAGTAGTTGTTGCATCGTGCGAAAAGTCATCGAATGGCCTCCGTGATAGTGAAAGGCCAGTTGAGCGCCGCGTTTCAGTTGCTTATTGATTTTCGGCGCCTGTTTCTTGAGGTCTTTTAGGTACTGCGGAATGTTGTGATAATCGACCTCAAGTTGAATCCGCGAAATACCGGCCATATGTTGCACGTCCGGTTTTCCATGCGTGACTTTAACCGTCTCGGTCGCGGCGTGCGGGTACAGAACTTTCCCGCCCTTCGTGACCTCATACCCGCGTTTCTTTAACAGCTTGGTTTCGGACTCGGGTAATTTGATCGGCGTTTGTTTACCGCTTATGAGGTCGTCGTACTTATCAACGAGTTCGGCGAGAGTGTAGGTACCGCCGCGCGGACCGGCCTTGCGTACCCATTGAGGCTTTGCATCGCGGACGTTTTTGACGTCAACGATTCCCGCCTTTTTGAGCACACTGATAGCGTGCCGAAATTGCGCTTCGGTTTTCTTTGCCGTATTTCCACCCGCCAAGATGGAGAAAAGGCGGCGCCGGGTTTCCGATTATTGCCCCCGGAAAACTTGACGGCGCCGTATTTCCATTGCAGTATACTAGGGTACAATACCAAACGCAAGGGAAAGGCTGATTTTCAGCAAACGGAATTATGCCGTATGAAAACCCGTTACCCGTTGATTCCGTAGGGTTCGCGACCGACCCGGCCATAGGGAGTATTGACGATTCCGCGACGTTTCCGCCGGTTTCTTATGGCGGTGCTCTGTACCTGTGTCTCGCGCCGAAAAATTCCGGCCATTTCAATATCTGGAAATCGACGGATAGCGGCGCGACCTGGAACACGGTTGACGCGGCGAACGCGCCAGTCAACAACGCGGGTGAGTGCGCGTTCGACGGTACGGACAAAATCGCCGTCATCCATTACGATATCGTTGCGGGTATCGAAAGTTTTCTGCAAATTTTCGACCTTGCAACCGAAACGTGGGGTGCTCCACTCGGCGGCGGACCGATTCAACTAGGCGGACAATCTGTTTCGACTATCGGGTTTCGGTCGTCACGAACTGGCGTTGACGACGTTGTTTTTGTTTACCCGAATCCCGGCGCCGGTCACATTTACTTGTACGGTTCGGTTAGCGCCGGTATGTGGAATTACCCGATAGGGAATTTGGATCAAAACTTCGCCGGTGGTTTGGGCGTTGCGAGTTCCAGTCAACCGGTCGGCTTCATGGATGCGTTCGATACGTTCCATGTAGTTTTCGGCGGAACCGAAGGCGTCAACTCTTACGGGTACTATCAGGCCATTGATAACATAGACGGCCTCGGACCGTTCAAGCGGTTTAACAACGCGGACACTGCCGCCTTCCCTGAGAAACGCAACATTATCGGAAGGCCGGTCGTTGTTGGCGTGAGTGATACGATTTTCATTCCATTTACGTTCGCCGGGAACCCGGCGGATTTTAGCACCTATTTTGCCGGTGGGTATGTCGGTACGCCGTTGGCTGCGCCAGTCTGGACCCAAGTACCCGCCATAGATCCGGGTTTTGCGACCGATAGCACTTTGAACCCAAACGCGGCGCCGGTCGCGACCTCGGACGGTACAACGGTTTTCGTGGTGTACGTCTGCCAGTCACAATCAACGGCCTTCGGTACCGGTCGCGTTCAGCTATGCCAGAGTACTGACCTCGCGACTTGGACGGCGGAAACGGCGTATAACCTTGAGGACGACTTAGGTTTTCTGAATACGACCGGTGACCAAAACATCACGAACCCGATTTACTCGGCGGGAATCGCCATAACCGCCACAAATTTTCTGGATACCGAAGTGTTACGGTTTTTTCTGGCGGTCGCGGCGGCGCCGGTCGCCTTCGTTGGTTCGATCCTGAACGCCGCCGCGTTTTTCCCGGTCGCGTTGCCGCGTTTGGTTCAAATGGACGCGACCGGCGCCGCCAAATCCTGTTTTCCCATGAAGAAAAGGACTTGCTAATATGGCCTTCATTGACGCACCCGCTTTAACCTCTTGTGCTGTAAGTAATCAAATGGCGCCGCCGGAAGGTGCGAAGGCCATACCGATACCGTTGGACTTCACAACGAACGCAACGTATTCGTTGGACTACGGCGATTTGATGCAACAGCGGAATTTCAGCATGGTTCAGTCGTTGTATGTGGACAACGGCGCCAACGGTTCCGCCGTCATCATTGCTATGAACGGAACCGGCCAGTCTATCACCTTCCCGGCGAACTCACAGGGGTATGTCTCGGTCCTGTTACAGAACCCGGTTAAAATTGACTTCACCTCGGCGGGACTAACCGCCGTCAAAGTTTTTCTGCTAAACTTCCCGGTCGCGGGACACATTTGGAGCGTTTGAGTATGACGGGCCTTGCAATGTTACTCAAGGGTTTCGGTATCACTATCGACCCGGCGGAAATCGAAAAGGAATTTGAGCGGGTAAAGGTGCTGATACCGGAAACGCTCGGACAAATGGTAACCGCTCTGAACTCGATTGATAAGAGATTAGATCGGCTGGAAAAGGCGGCGGGAATCGCGCCGGGTTTGGAGGTCGTTCATGTCAACAGTCATCGTGCAACCGGAACCGGACCCTCAGCTTGAGCCGGTCATCGAAGAAACCAACGACCTCGCAAACGATGTAGACGAACTCTCGGAACAGTTCGCGCAACAGGCGGTGTTATCCGAGACGCGCCATCGCGAGTTAACTGAAAGGCTGGAATCGTGCCAAACGTCCCTACAACAATACTTGACGCAACAGACGAACGAAAACCCGATACTAACGAGTCTGCTAAACCAGTTACAGGAAATCAGAGCGGAACTGGTGACCCTGAAATCGTTGATTTCGGATTCGAGACAGTCACAGGCGCCGCCGCCGGAAACGATAGAGGAAACACCCGCCGCACCCGTGACGGAAAACCAGACCGAAGAACCCGCGCAGGACGCGCCGCCGCCGGAACCGAAACGGCACCGGGTGATAAAGCTATAGCGTCCGGTCCGCCGGTTTCACTCGAAACCCTGTTACTCTCGTGTCATCAAATGGCCTCGTTGTTTATCGGCGTGCCGGAATTGGTACTGGACCCGAAAGAGGCAAAAGAACTCTCGGACGCTATCGCGGCGGTTGCGAAATTCTACCCAACAACCTTTGACCCTAAAAAGGTCGCGATCTGCAACCTCGCCGTTGTTGCCGGTGGAATCTACAGTACCCGGATTATGGCGTACCGGTTGCGGGTCAAGTCGGAGCGGTCGGACCCGGCGGCGAAAGTCATCACGATGGAAAAGACCAAACCGGCGAAAGAGGTCAATGGATTCCCGGCGCCGAAACAGGCGACCGGCCAAATGCCGCCGGTACCTTCGGAAATCTGGAACGAACCCGGCGCCGAAATTTCCAGCCTTTAACTATGCGGTTACCTTCGGACTCTCAGCACATTTCGATCATTGGCTCTAACGGGTCCGGTAAAACTCAAGCCGCACTCTGGCACTTATCGGAGCGGAGTTACACGGCGAAACCTTGGATCATTTACAACTTCAAACGCGATGAGTCCATAGACGACATACCCGGCGCACGGTTTATAGGCACGGACATAGTGCCGACCTCGCCGGGTGTTTACGTCGTTCACCCGTACCCGGATGAACAGTTAGAAGTAGAAAATCAAATGTGGGCTATTTGGGAACGGGGTAATACCGGCGTCTATGTTGACGAAGGGTATATGATCGGTCGTCACAACGGCGCCTTTCGCGCTCTGCTAACTCAAGGCCGGTCCAAGCGAATCCCTATGATGGTACTCTCGCAACGTCCGGTATGGATGGACAAATTTGTCTTTTCCGAGTCGCAGTTTTTTCAGGTGTTCCGCCTTCAATCCAGTGACGATATCAAGTCCATCATGAAGTTTGTTCCCGCCGACCTCACAAAACGGTTGCCGGACTATTGCAGCTATTATTACGACGTTGGCGACAACAAATTATCGAAACTTTCGCCGGTACCGGATATTGATTCGATTCATGCCACTTTTGCTAAACGCCTAAAGAATCAGAAACTTGCAGTGTGATTTCTCCCGCCTGAACGTACCGTTTCAAAAGTACCAAATTTAATGGTTGCGTACCACAGTACGGTTTGTCTATAATCCCCGATAGCCCTTCCCGGCAAACTCGCAAACCGGCGTTTACCCGCCGGAAATCATAGATTTGGGAGTGTTGCCAATGGCAGAGCCAGTAATCCTTTCATGGAATCCCGCCAACTGGATAACCGTTGTTCTCATGGTTTTCCTCGCCTTTTTCATCGTTAGCGCGGTCGCTAAAATCTGGCAGGAAAAACAGGCGGCGTGAAAATCCAATGGAAATAATCAACTGGCGCCTTGCATCGCACCCTATGAACTGGGTTCAACTTTTCCTCATGGTGTTTATCGCCGGAATCGTTGTTCACCTGATTTTGTCTAGTTTTGTCGAACCGAAACAAGCGGACTAACCCTCAACTGAGAGCACCCGCGAAAAGGGAAGGGAACCAATGGCAGACCAAGCAATGAACGCCGCGCAACTGAACTCCATTGCACGCGCAGCTATTAACGCGCGTGCGGTGAAAATGTGTCAACAGATTTATTCGAACAACGTGGTACCGGCCAACACGCCGACTATCACGGTGAACCCGCGAAACGTGGGTCTTGTGAAAGGTTTTTGGGTCAAAACGGTCGCAACGATTTCCAACGGGTCCGCCGTCCAAATCAACCTCACGGACTTCGGACCGGCGAACTCGTTGTCTCAGATCCAATTCAACGACCTTAACAATATCACGCGGATTCAAACACCCGGTTGGCACCTCCACTTTGTGAACTCGGAAAAGGCACGCCGACCTTTCGGTACGGCCTTCGTGCGAACGACCGGGTTCGATTCGCCGGTAGACTACGGTTCGAACTGGGGAACACAGATTTCGGCGCCTTCCACTATCGCGGCGGCGGGTACCGGCACGGTCGTAATGTGGTACTGGGTTCCGTTGGCATACGGCGATAGCGACTTACGCGGCGCCGTCTATGCGAACGTCGTCAATGCGACAATGCAACTGAACCTTTCGTTTCCCGGTTCCAACGGCGTTTCGGTCGCGGTCGCCAGTGGCGCCGATTCCACCCTCGCCTTGTATGTCGGCAACGCCGCCGGTTCGGTCGCGGCGGTAACCATTACTAACATGTTGGTTACCGTGTATCAGGTTTACATGGATCAAATCCCGTCAGATCCTAAGCTCGGTTTGCTGTTGCCGATTATCGACCTTGCGACTATCTACGAACTGAAACAGACGGTTCAGACCGCAGTAACCGCCGGTCAAGATTTTCCGTATCAGTACGCAAACTTCCGCGACTTTTTGAGCACTACCGCCGTGTACGTGAACACTGGCGCGACCGGGGCACGCGGAACTGGCGCCGATATCAACTATTGGGCGTTGCAGTCCGCCAACTTCACGAACATCTGGAAAAAAGAACCGGCGTTGATTGCCCTCGAAACCCGCAACTATTGCGGCGTCGATTTCCCGCCGGGTGTTTACTACTTCAGCACCCGCGAACGTCCCATCAGCACTAATCAGTACGGGAACATGCAGTTAATTTTGAACCCGATTACTGCCGGTGCGGGTGCGTATCAGCTTATCGGTGTGGAAGACCTCGCACTCCGTCAGACTCTTTCTATGGCCGGTTCTCTCGCCGCGTCTTAACCAAAATTTGCGTTGACACTGGGAAGGGTCAAAGCAAACATGCGGAACCGGCGGGTTTTCACCTTTCCCGCCGGGTCCGTTGTGAAAGGTAATCAAAATGGACGCGACAAACGAAGGTTTCCTAGGTTCGATTCTGGCATGGGTTAAGCACCCGTTTGATACTCAAGGGTCGGCGGTACGGTGGATTCTGTTTGTCGGCCTCTTGATTATCGCCGTGTTTTTCTGGCAGTTGATTCTGTTAGAGATTTTGCCAAGGGAAGGAGACTAACCATGTTGAAGTGGCATTTTATTTGGATACTGATACTCGGGTATTTGCTCGGGTATTACTTCCGGTCGTTCGGCAACATGACGGTTGCGAAACTGTACCCGTCAAGCTAACGGAGCGGTCATGGAAAACAAAGATGGACCGGTGGAAGTGCCGACCGGCGAACGGGTAACCGTCCGTCTGGAACAGACCGAAGCGGACGCGGCCTTCGCATACGGACTCGCGACCGGGTACCGCGAAGCATTCGTTTCTGTTATCGAAGTTTTGATACTCGCGGGTTTCACTGTCTTGTTGTTCCGTTCCTGGTTACTGGAAACCGGCGCATGAATCAGACCTCAGTTATCGCGGCCTCGTTGGTAGCGGCGTACATCGTGTTTATCACGGTGCGCGGCGAACTCCCGGCGTACTTCGCGATTTTCACCGGACCGAAACCGGCGGTAACCGGCGGAACTGGAACCGGCGGCGCCGGTACAACCAATACGACCGGCGGAAACACAACGACCGGCGTTGATACCAGCAAACCGACCGGTTCCAATACCGGCGGACCGCGCGGCGGTACCATCATTTTCGGCGGCGGAACTTCGCCGGAATACGGCGGCGGGTCCGTCACCATTGGCGGCGGTCGCGTTACCGTCAATCCGTACCAGAACACGAAACCCGAAGGATGGCTCGGACCGTATCAACCTGGACCCGGCGGCGGACCCGGCGGGAATCCAACGGTCGGCGGCGGCGGCGTTCGCGATCCGCTCGGGCCTTGGGATTTTCCGAGTCTGTTAGATAACTAAATGGCGTTCGCCCTACTCATTATCGGAATCACCCTCGTTGTTGCGGCAGTCCGCAACACGCAAGGCGACCTCATAACTTTACTCATTGGCGACTTCACCGGTCCTAACAACTTCATTTACTGGATAGTCGCACTCCTGATAATCGGCGCCGTTGGTTATGTTCCGAAACTCAAGCCAGTATCGGACGGTTTTCTCGTGATAGTGATTCTGGCTCTGTTCTTATCGAAGGGAAGGCCGGACTCCAAAACCGGCGGTTTCTTCAAACAGTTTACGGACGCGCTCGGTACCACAACGAAAGCACCCGCGACCGGTGCAACAGGAACGACCGGCGGCGGACCCGGCGGCGCAACGCCAAAGGTTCCCATTAGTTTTGACTTTGACACTCAGCACCCGTATTGAAAGGATTTTATGACGGACCAACTTGTAACCTCTATCGTCACGGTTTTGACCGCGATTATCGGCGTTGCGATTATCGCTCTACTCGTGAGTAAGCAGTCTCAGACCTCACAGGTTCTTTCCGCTGGCGGCGGCGCCTTCAGTAGCGTACTCGGTACCGCACTTTCGCCGGTAATCGGCGGCGGCGGCGGTGGACCGCGCGGCTTCAACAATTTGGGCGGGTTAAACTTCAGTATCGGTTAAGGCCGTGCAATTCACCGATGACGCGATTACGAAAACCGTTTATGTTTTGATAGCGATTTGCGGCGTTGCAATCCTCGCACTTGTGCTATCGAAACAGTCCAACACTTCCGGTGTGTTCGGCGCCTTCGGTTCAACGATCAGTCAAATGATTTGTACGGCACTCTCGCCGGTCACTGGCGGGAAATGTGGCGATCGGTCGCTAACGCCGGACGTGCATTCAACCATAACGTTTTAGGAGTCAAAATGTCGTGGGAATTTCTCAGACCTCGGCGTGCTACGGAAAGAAACGTCGTTGTTCCTGGCATGGGTCGTATTCTGGCGGGTGCGTTCGGGTTCGGTTCGCCCAATTCGCAGTTATCCAGTCCGTCTCAAGTTATCGGCGACACGAAGGCCGAAGGCGGCGTTTACTACATGCACGAAGGCGACCTCTTTACACCCGGTACCGGGAACTGGGTTTTAGACGCCACTTTTGAAACGCCGACCGATACCATATGGGGTCACGCATTTTTGCGAACTCCCAACACGTTCAAGGTTTCGCAACCGCCACAGGTCTACAGTAATCCGACCGTCGTGACGGACGGCCTCGGCGGACCGTTGGCCGGTCAAATTATTTTGCAACCGCTTATGGAACCGGCGCCAGAGCAAGGCGGGTAACAATGTCTGTTGTTGCGTGGGGAGACTAATCATGTTCGTTTGGGTAGAGGAACACCCGTACCTTTCCGGCACTCTCGCCGTTGTGATTATCGTTGTGTTTCTCCTGTTACGAAACCGCAACAGTTCCGGCGGGTCCGTTACCGTGTCCGACACTGGCGGGTCCGTCTCAGATGCACAAATCGCCGCCGGTACCGCCGTCCAACAATCCGCGATTATGGCAAACGCGCAGGTCGCCGGTTATCAGGCACAGGCGAACATCTATTCCGTACTCGCGGCGGCGGACGTGGAAAAGGCACGGATTCAAGGCAACGTAGATTTGAATTATATTCTCGCCTCGGCGGACGTGACGAACCATTACACCGATGCGGCCTTAACTCTCGGACTCGCGCAGACCGGCGCCGCCGTCCAAATCGCCGCGTTGCAGCCGCGCGAAACGACTATCGTATACGGCCAACAACAGGCAAACCAGACCGGAACCGCAACGCAAACGCAACAGCAACAGACGGTACAACAGGCAACGCAACAAATCGCCGTTGGAAATACCGCCGGTTATGACCCGTCGTTAGACTACTCGAATTATCAAGGATGGTTGCCGCCGCCGGGAACTGGCGGAAGGCCAACATACGCGCAGTTACAGGCTAGCGGCGAAATTCAGGTTTGCAATCAAAACACGGTTGCGGCACAGGCGGCGTGCTCACAACAGAACACAGCCGTTATGAACCGGTACGGGCTATGAAAATTGAACAGTTCGGTTATCCTCTCATTGTTGTCGCGTCCATTGCGACCTTGGTTTTACTACTCTCGCGCCGGACGCCGGGAACCGTTCAAGTCGCCGCGACCGGTTCAGGGTACGATTCGTTTACAGACCTCGGCGAAACCAATTCTTTTATCGCGTCAACGCCGTCATGGGGAACAGACCCGGACTATATTTATAAGGCGGCGGCGGACCGATACTCACAAGACCCGGCGACCGGTGCAACGGGAGACGCGCCTTCGTATCTCACGTACAACACGTATGGAACCTCGAACCCGCCGCGCATTGTCGCCAAGCCGGACGGTTCGGTGTCCATTGCAAACGGCGCCGGGTCCGGCGGCGGCGGGTGCGGGTGCGGCGGCGGGTGCGGCGGGTGCGAAACCAAATGCAAAACCGACTGCCCAACAAACGCACGCATTACGGACGGTCGCGGCGATTGTCTGATTTCGTTGAACAGTCCGGCGGCGGAACAACCGATTGTTTCTGACGATAACCTTCCGCTCTACTGGGAACAAAACGGAGCCGGTGGAGCGGTTGAATATTTCGGTGTCGGCAATTCCTATGCATACGCCGACCGGAACGTATCGGCGTAATTTATGGCAGGTTTCCTTGCACCTCCCGGCGGTATCGGTTCACCCGGACCCGGCGGCGGCGGAATCACCGGACCCGGCGGAATCACTATTTACGCGCCGCCGCGCGGCGGAACAACGACGCCGCCGACAACGAAAAAACCGGACCCGTTGGCGCCGGTTACACCCGGCGACGTTTCCGGCGCACTCGGTACCGCGACCTCGTTAATCTCCTGTCTCGCATCGCCGGGTACTTGCCTGTTGCGTCTCGTACTCCTGATAATCGGCCTCATCTGCATTGCGGGTGCGATCTATCTATACAAACCGACCTCGGAACTAATCGCCGCACCCGCACGCGCCGCGCGTGATGCGGTCGGCGCCGCCGCAGTTGCATGATAGTTCCGATGCTCACCGTTATGCTACTGGTACTGATCTTGTGCGGCCTCATTGTCGCGGCCTTCATAGTCAAACCGATATTGGCTCTGGTTATTGTCGTTTCGGTTGCAGTGTACCTTTTGACCGTGCGGAACTGGTACCGGTAGGATTCGATTTGTGGTGAAAAGAGGAAAGGCGCCGGGTTTGGCGACCCGGCGCCTTGTTTTATTTCTTCGCCTTCAATTTCTGCAACGCGGCCTTGTTGTCGGCAATGGCCTTTTTCAGCCGCGCGGCTTCATCTACTTTTTGCTGTCTCGCTTGCAACGCCTTAATGCGATCTGCTAGCGATGTTTTGGCCTTCGCCATTCGACCTCCCTATTACGCCGTTTTCTTAGCGGCGGGTTTCCCTTCAGCCTTCGGTTCCGACTTCGGCGCCGGTTCCGGTTTGGTTTCGGCGGCGGGTGCGGGTACCGGTTCCGGTTTCGGTCCGGCCTCGGCGCCGGGTCCGAGTAACGCCTTCGCCTTCGGTTGCAGAATCGAACGCACCATTGCGAGGTCGTCTGTTGCGGTCGCGGGTTTCAGGTTCCGGCCAAAGTACCGGTAACCGGTTGCGCTCTTTTCGTCATAACCGGCCATAATTTCCACAGCAAATTCCACAGATCCGCCGTCACCCAAACCGGCCAAAACTCCCTCAATCTGTTCCTGAACGCCGCCGGGAAGGAAGCAAACGCCGGACTCATAAACCTCGGCGTTGTTGAAATTCTCGCCTTCCTGTATGCAGTTCGCAATAAAGGAACCCGTCAACGCGGACCAAACGGAACCATCGCGCGAGTTTTCGCCGGTTTTCCGACCGGTCGCGCGTCCGCCGATAACGGCCAACGGAACCTTTTGACCCGCCCTCGGGTCCGGGTTACCGTCCGCCAGTTTCGCGCCGGGTGCATAACAGCTATCGCGTGCAACCTTGGGATTGCAACCGATATCCTTCATCGTGATTTTCTTCAGTAATGTCGCCATACTTTTTCGATCCTTTTCCGATAGTGAATTGTTGTTGCGTCGAAACGCCACTAAAATGTACCATAATCCGCATGACCGTACAACGCCTTATCGAATCCCTGCGAAATTTCCCGCCAGATTTTATCGTTCTGTTAGATACCGGCGAAATTTTCGACGCTGACGCTATTGTTTCGGTATGCCGGACGTGCGATATTGTCACAGGCGAACTAAACTACATCGTTCTGGATTCGACTCACGCAACGAAGGTGTACACGGCGGCGCCTTGATTGACTGGTACCGGTATGATACTATTGCTTGGTTCGACCTTTTCACCCGCCAGTTTCGCCGGGTCTGGATTTACGCCGGACCCGGCGTTACAATCCCTTCCAAAATTCCTAATCGCGACCTCGGGGGATTCCTAATGCACCGTGTAGAATTAACCGGCGATTTTCTCGATTTGCACCGTCTGTATGCCAACGAACCGGCCAGTCTGGTATGGAATGGCGTACACTACCGGATAACCCTTCAGAGGTCACCGGAGCCGCCGCCGCCGGGTACGCCGGTTGGAGGTCGAACCGATGACTTGGAAGGCTGGAACCCTCCGGTACCTTCAAAGGAACGCGATCCTTTGATTTGTTGCACTTGCGGCGAACACTTCGATAAGCACCCGGCGGGTACCTTCAATACCGAATGGTCCGGCCATATCACGGAGCGGGAACCGGCGCCGCCGACCTCGGCGCCGCCG